TAATAGGAGAGAAGAATATGCTGATTCATTTATGGACAGAGTATTTAAAGAAACAATTGATCCATTTACTTTTATAATAGAACAAGAACAAGAACAATGGGCTGTTAAGGCTAATAAAAATAATGACATTAAAACAGTAGATAAAATAACACTATGAACAAAGTAGAATTGCTAGGTTATTATGGTTCAGATTTAGTTCATGCTCAATCAGCTTGGACATCAACATCTAGAGACATAACTGAAGAGAAGAAAGCTAGGGTAGGTAAACTACTTAAAATGCTAGCAAGTGAGGGTCATCATACACCATTTGAAAAATCATCATTACATTTTCTAGTAACAGTAGATCAAGCAACTCATATCCATTTAATTAAACATAGAATTGGTGTTTCAGTTAATGGTGAGAGTGCTAGATATAAGGAATTGAAAGAAGATAAATACTATATTCCAAATGATTGGCCTGATATTCCTTGTAGTATGGAACATCTACAAAGAAAAAATTGGGCTGACATATTAGATGAATATACAAGGTATGGTAATCAACTATATCACAAATGTTTAGAAGACCTAACACCAATTCTAGGTCGTAAACGAGCTAAAGAATCAGCTCGCTTCTTTAAAACATTCAATTCACAAATTACAATGGATGTAATGTTCAATTGGCGCTCATTCTATCATTTTCAGCTATTGAGAAACAGTGAACATGCTCAGGTTGAAGTAAGACAACTGGCTCAAGACATGTTAGATCTAGTTAAACAGATTGAAGGTAATCCATTTAAAGAAACAATTGAAGCATTTAATCTATGAAAATAAAAAATCCACCTGTAATAAGTAAATTTGGTATCACAACTGAATTTAATGTTGAGGATAGATTTAAAGATCATCCATTATTAGAAAAATATAATTTACAAGTCATATTCAGTGGATGGTTTCCTAAAGATGAAGCTAACGAAATTGAAAATGAATTTCTACAAAGATATCCTAGAATCAAATATGATTTTGAAATGGATGGAATTGAAACAATAGATGGTCATAGCGAGATGAGATACATTGATGAGGCAATTGTTAACAAAATAAGAAAAGAATTATATGACCTAAGAGGAGATAATACATTTAAATCAATAAAAGAGCAAAAACAATTTGCTGTTAAAGTATATTTTATACAGTTTGTTAAAAAATGAAAACAGTAGTTATAGGAGATATTCATGGACGTTCAATTTGGAAATTGATTGTTAATATAGAAAATCCAGATAGGGTTATCTTTATAGGTGATTACTTTGATTCATTTGATATTAAAGGAGAAGAACAATTAAATAATTTTCTTGATATAATTGAATATAAAAAATCAAGCGGTAAGGAAGTTATTATGTTAATTGGTAATCATGACTTTCATTACTTTCCAGAAGTAGGAAATACAGGTACATCAGGTTACCAATCAATATTTAAACATCAAATTGAACCTACTATTGATGCTAATAGAGAGCATTTACAAATGGTTTATCAAATGGATGAATTTTTATTTAGTCACGCTGGGGTTAGTCCAACATTTATGGATGGTGAATTTGGGGAGGAAGGATGGGTTGAAGATAATGTAGTAGAATTATTAAATGATCTATTTAAATATAAACCTAAATCATTTGATTTTAATGGTACTGATCCTTATGGTGATAATACTTATCAAACACCAATTTGGATTAGACCTAAATCATTAATGGCTGTAAATAAAAAACATGATAAAGGATTAAAGAAAAAATACATTCAAGTAGTAGGTCATACTCAAGTTAAAAAACTTGATTTAATAGGTGCTGAAAAAGCAGCTGGTGGTAGATATTATTTAATTGATTGTTTAGGAACTAGTGGTGAGTATATGATTATTGAAGATGGATTTATAACTAAAGGAACAACTAGATAATTATGACAGGTAAAAAAGAACCAAAACGCAAGTATTTTATAGTTATGAATTCAAAACTAGAATACTTCAGTGGACTGATGTATGGTGGACAATTGGTATGGTGTAATGACTTCAAAGAAGCAAAACCTTTGGATGATGAGCTAAAATTTCATACCTTACAGAGAATGTGTTATGGTGAAGAATTAATAATGGATTATATATGAGTAAACATACATTATGGGTTGAAAAATATAGACCTGATACTATTAAAGGCTATTTAGGCAATGAAGCATTCATTGATGGATTAAAGGAATGGATTGATAAAAATAATTTCCCTAATCTATTATTATTTGGTTCTCCAGGTACAGGTAAAACTACAGCTGCTAAGTTAGTAGTTAAAAATATCAATTGTGATTTTCTATACTTGAACTGTAGTGATGAAAATGGTATTGATGTAATTAGAGATAAAGTGAAACAATTTGCTTCAGGCGCTACATTTAAACCACTTAAAGTGGTTATATTAGATGAAGCTGATTTTTTAACTATAAATGCTCAAGCGGCACTTAGAAATATTATTGAGTCATTTAGTTTAACTACTAGGTTTATTTTTACTTGTAACTATGTTGAACGTATCATTGACGCGTTACAATCCAGATTAACTAGTTTCCATTTAACAATAGCAGATATTAAAATAGTAGCTAAACATTTAGTTAGTATACTTGATGCTGAAGGTATAGAGTATGATAAGAAAGATATAATTAATATTGTTAAAAAAACTTATCCTGATTTAAGACGAGCAATTAATATATTACAAAGTAATTCAGTTAAAGGCAAGTTAACACTTAATGAAGTAATAGATAGTAATTATATTGAACAAATTATTGATGAAGTTAAATCTAAAAAGAAAACAGCATTTAATAATATTAGACAAATCATAGCAGATAACAATATTAATGACTTTACTGGGTTATACAAATCATTACATAATCATTATTCGTCTCCAGAGTCAACAATAGTAATAGAAGAATATTTATTTCATAATACAACTATAGCAGATAAGGAAATTTGTTTTATGGGATGTATAGCTAAACTTTTAAATATATGATAACAAAACAAGAATTATTAGAGAATGTAGATATGTACTACAATGAAGCTAAGGAAGCTTATAATAAAGAAAAAGAAGAATTGATTAAAATATTATCTCCAACCGCTGCTAAAGCTGCTCAGTTGTTTGAAATAAAAAGTAAAGAAGAATGGTTAGAGGATGAACTAAAAAAATATAATAACTAAAAGCAAATAATATGCAAAATGAACAACCCAGGTTAAACATTGATTTAACTAAAACACAAGAAATCGTTTGTGATAAGTGTGGTGGTAAAGTATTTCAAGAAGGATTAATGCTTAGAAAAGCATCTAAATTCTTAACTGGTACTACACAAGACGCTTTAATTCCATTGCCTGTATTTAGTTGTGCTGCATGTGGACATGTTAATGAAGAGTTTTTACCTGAGCCACTTAAGAATAAAGATAATGAATCTATTTGATTGGTTAAATGAAATAACATATCATAAACGTCCGTGGACTACATTCACAGATGAAGATAAGGCTGAGTTTAATACTTACATGATTAATAGATTTATTAGTATGAACTCAAATTATATTGATATTGTTAATTTAATTCAACGCTATCCAGATTGCCCTAAAAGAAAAGTATATCAATTGTATTGTGAATTGTTACCTAAACAAAAAGCATTCTTTAGATATATTAAAGCAAGTACTAAAAATGATCTGGAAACAATCAAAGCAATAGCTGAGTATTACCAATGTAGTACTCGTGAGGCTAAAGATTATTCTAATATAATAGAAGCAGATAACATTAAAAAGGAACTTAATCTGGGACAGCCAGGTACAAATAAAAAAAGGAGAAACAAAAAATGATTACATTTATTTTAGGTGCTGTAGTTGCTATAGCGACAGCGGTACTGGGTTGGCTCGTAGGTAATGTCATTTGGGCATTACGTAGGGTCAAGTCATTAGAGAATGAAAACCAAGTTCAATGGAGAGAAATTGAAGAACGATATAACTCAATTGAACGTAAATTAGATGAGGCAATTAATATTGTTAATCGTAGAATTGATGAGAATTATAGTTATACTGATTCACGATTCGATAAGTTCAATAATCATATTGAACGCAATTATGTTTCAAAAATAGATAAAAATAGTAATACAATCAGTTATAATAATTAATTAATTTAATCTAACTTGGCTGTCCCAATTAGGTTATTTAAATTTAATATTATGAGTTATATATCAGATTCAAAATCATATCGCGAATACATGATGATGATGGAACGCGAACGAGAAACATTAATGGAACAAAGTCGTATGAAACACACTAAAGACAATATCACTAATCAAGTGATTGAAGATTTAAAATCTAGAGCTGAACGTGGTTATAAAAAATATAATACAACATTAGGTGAAAACAATAAGGACAACTACATGAATCATCTATATGAAGAATTATTAGATGCAGCTCAATATATTAAAAAAGAACAATCAATTATTCCTGATATACAAAATTTAATTGAACAATATCCTAATAATATGGAACTGGGGAGTAAGATAAGAGAGATATATGGCAAAAAGTAAATTAACAGAGATTGAACTTAAAATAAAGACTCATCAACTTAAAGAAGTTGATTATAGATACCAATCAACAGTATCATACTCTCAATACTCAATGTGGCGTAAATGTCCCCATCAATGGTATTTAGCCTATGTTAAGAATTTAGCTCCATATTCAGCCTCAATTCATACTATATTTGGAACTGCTATTCATGAAACAATGCAACATTATCTTAAAGTAATGTATGAGCAAAGTGGAGCAGCAGCTGATAGAGAAGATATAGTAGGAATGTTTAATGAACGTTTTAGAGCAGTTTATAAAGAACAATTTGAAGCATCTAAACAACATTTCTCTAATCCAGATGAAATGAGAGAGTTTTATGAGGATGGAGTTAATATACTTGAGTGGTTTAAAAAACATCGTGGCCAATTTTTTACTACTCGTAATACAGTATTATTAGGTATTGAGATGCCTCTGATGGTTGGTTTATCTAAAAATGTATTTCTAAAAGGTTATATTGACTTTGTTTTATATGATAAGGATTTAGATAAAGTTTATATCTATGATATTAAAACATCTAGATCAGGATGGAGAGATAAAGATAAAAAAGATGATATTAAGTTAGCTCAAATATTGCTTTATAAAGAATATTTTGCTAAACAATATAATATTGATGTTGATAAAATTGAGGTTGAGTTCTTTATATTAAAGAGAAAGATATGGGACAATGATGCTTTCGCTATTCCTTATATAACTGAATTTAAACCAGCTAGTGGTAAAATTAAGCGTAAACAAGCAGCTGAGAAATTTAGTATGTTTTTAAATGAATGTTTTGATAATGATGGTAAACATGTAATTAAAGAATATTCTAAAATAGTAAGTAAAGATTCTTGCACTTACTGTCCATTTAATAATGATAAAACACTTTGCGATAAAAATGTCGCTTTATAATCTATACGTATATTTATATATATAAAATATAATATATGGCGGACAAAAGTAAATTAACTAGTGTTAAGGTTAATGAAGAATTATTTGAAGAATTTAAAGTATTATGTGTTAGAACTAAGTTCTCACTACAAAAATTAGTTGATAGAAGTATTCATTCATATCTAACTGATGAAGACTATAGAAAACAACTTCATAATCATACAAACTTATCATTAACAGGTAGTAAATCTTAAAAAATTATTTAATCACGTTATGAAAGAAAGTTACGTTCCACAAGCGCAAAGGAAAAAAATCTTATTGTTATGTGATGATATCAGAATGACATCTGGTATATCAACAATGGCTAGAGAAATTGTACTAGGTACAGCGCATCATTACAATTGGGTTAACATTGGAGGTGCTATTAACCATCCAGACCAGGGTAAGCGTTTTGATTTAAATGCTGATACTAATAAACATGCTGGTATTGATGATGCTAATATTATTCTATACCCAATAAGTGGATATGGAGATGCTCAGTACATTAGACAAATGTTAGATTTTGAAAAACCAGATGCTTTAATGATGTTTACTGATCCAAGATATTGGATTTGGTTATTTCAAATTGAAAATGAAATTAGAAGAAGGATACCTATTATTTACCTTAACATTTGGGATGATTATCCAGCTCCATTATATAATGAACCTTATTATGAGTCATGTGATGGATTGATGGCTATATCAAAACAAACACTTAATATAAATAAAATAGTATTAGGTGATAAAGCTAAAAATAAAGTGTTAAGTTATGTACCACATGGTATTAATGAAAAACATTTTTTCCCAATTGAAGATACCTCTAAACTAGATGAAGTTAAGAAAAAATTATTCGGTGATAAACAATATGATTTTGTTTTAATGTTTAACTCTAGAAATATTAGACGTAAACAAATACCAGATACTATGGCTGCATTTAAGGTATTTTTAGATAAATTACCTAAAGAAAAAGCTAATAAATGCGCTTTAGTATTACATACTCAACCTGTTGATGAACATGGTACTGACTTATATGCGGTGCGTGATATGTTATTCACTGATGAACAATGTAGTCAAATTTATTTTTCTGATTCAAGAATACCAACTTCAGATCTTAATTTAGTTTATAATATTTCTGATGCTTGTATTTTATTAACATCAAATGAAGGATGGGGATTATCACTTACTGAAGCAATGATGTGTGGTAAACCAATTATTGGTAATGTAACAGGTGGGATGCAAGACCAAATGCGTTTTGTAGATGAAAATGGCAAATGGATTGATTTTGACGCTGATTTTTGTTCTAATCATTTTGGTAAATATAAACAATGTGGTGAATGGACTATACCAGTATTTCCAAGTAATATAAGTATTCAAGGTTCTGTTCCAACACCTTATATCTATGACGATAGAGCTGACTTTAGAGACGCAGCTGATGCTATTATGAAGATGTATGAAATGGGAGATGAAGAACGTAAATATAGAGGAAAATTAGCTCGTGAGTGGGTAACATCAGATGAATCAATGATGTCAGCTGAAAACATGAGTAGAAATGTTATAAAGCATATCAATGAAGTTTTGGCTAACTGGAAACCAAGACATAAATTTGAGTTAATTAAAACTGAACCACTTAAAAGAAAACATATTCGTCACAAATTAGTTTATTGATAAGTTATGAAACCATTAGTAGTTATAAGTTGCCCTCTTGAAACAATGTCAGGGTATGGTGCTAGATCTAGAGATATAGTTAAAGCACTTTTGAAATATGACAAATATGATGTTAAAGTTATTTCTCAACGTTGGGGTAACACAGCTTGGAATGCTTTAGATCCTAATAAAACTGAAGATAAACAGTTATTAGATTTAATTTGGCGCCAACCTCAATTACCTAAACAACCTGATGTTTGGATTCAAATTACAGTACCAAATGAGTTTCAACCAATTGGTAAATGTAATATTGGTATCACAGCAGGTATTGAAACAACAGTATGTGATCCAACATGGATTGAAGGTATTAATAGAATGGATTTGACTTTAGTGTCATCAAATCATGCTAAACAAGTATTTGAACAATCTGTTTTTGAAAAGAAAGATAAAAATAGTCAACAATTAGTAGGTGTTATTAAATTAGAAAAACCAGTTGATGTATTATTTGAGGGAGCTGATTTAAATAAATATTTCGCTATTAATAATGATGATTTAGAAGAAACAGATTTAGTTTTAGCTTTAGATGAAATTGAAGAAAGTTTTTGTTTCTTATTTGTAGGCCACTGGTTGCAAGGTGATATAGGTGAAGATAGAAAAAATGTTGGTTACATGATTAAATCATTCTTAGAAACATTTAAGAATAAAAAAGGAATCAAACCAGCTTTAATTTTAAAAACAGCCCAAGTAACTAACTCTATAATGGATAGAGATGAAGTACTTAAAAAGATTGATGCTATTAAAAGTACTGTTAAAGGTGATTTACCAAACATTTATTTGTTACATGGTGATTTAGATGATAAGGATATAAATGACTTATATAACCATGATAAAATAAAAGCAATGGTGTCATTAACTAAAGGTGAAGGATTTGGAAGACCATTACTTGAATTTAGTTTATCTAAAAAACCTATTATTGCTAGTAATTGGAGTGGACATATTGATTTCTTACATCCAGAATATAATGTTTTAGTGAATGGTACTTTAAATCCAGTTCATAAGTCAGCTCAAGCTAAAAATATGATATTAGCTGAATCAAGTTGGTTTACTCCTAACGATGGTGAAGTTGCTGATGCTTATAAATCAGTTTATAATGATTATGATAAGTATTTAGAAAAAGCTAAACGTCAAGCTCATTTTGCTAAAACAAATTACTCATTTGATAAAATGGCTGAGATATTAAATAATATCTTTGAAACTAGAGTACCTAAACAAGTTGAACTTAAATTACCAGCGTTAAAAAAATTAGGTTCAGTTACTGAAGCACCTAAAATTAGTTTACCTAAACTTAAAAAATTAGATTAATGACAAGTAGAGATTTTGTTATTTGGTTAAAAGGTTTTGCTACAGCGGCTAATTCTTATAACATTACTCCTAAACAATGGGATGAAATAAAAGATAAATTAGATATAGTTGAAGACACATCTCAAATAAAACCAACTCCTACTTGTATTCAAACCCCACCACCAAAAGAAAGTAAAATATTTTAATTATGGAAGATAAATTAGTAATTTGTTCTCATTGTAATTCAGATGCATGTTATGAATATAAACCACAAGGTATATCTGTTTGGAGTTGTATGAGCTGTGGATTCATGACTAATGAATTAATGATTGAAGGTAGTCAATTAATGACTGAAACAGAAGAAGTAATGCCTGAACTATATAAAGATATTAAATTTATAGATGATCAAAAACGAGTTTGGTATCCAACAGTTATCAATATATCTGATAAAGGTACTGTGTTTGCAAATGGTACTAGTAAAGATAATTGGGGATGGGCAGGTATTAAATCAATTGAAACAACAGAAGAAGAAAAACAAAAACTTAAAGGCGCTACTCACAAATCAGATCCTAAAACATTAATGATGTTTAGTAAGGAACAGTTTGATGAAGCATGTCATTATATTGGATTAATTTAAAATTAAATTATGACTACTATTAGTTTTGCTATCACCGCTTGGAATGAACATATTGAATTAGAACGTCTATTAGACCAATTAGTAACCATTGTTAAACCAGAAGATGAAATAATGGTTCAGTTAGACAATACAGCTACAGATGAAGTAAAGAAAGTAGCTACTAAATACAATGTTGGTCAAAAATTTGAATATCATAGAATACTTTCCTCACTAAATGGTGACTTCGCAACATTTAAGAATAATGTTAAAAATCACTGTACACGTGATTGGGTATTTTTTATTGATGCTGATGAGTACCTAAGTAAGGGTTTAGCTGAAAATATTCATAACATATTGGATATGAATAAAGGTCTAGTAGATTTAATCGCCGTACCTAGAATCAACACTGTTGAAGGATTAACTCGCAGCCATATTGATAAATGGCGCTGGTTTGTAGATGATAATGGTTGGATTAACTATCCAGATTATCAAACACGTATTTGTGCTAATAAAAAAGATATTCAATGGAAAAATAAAGTACATGAACGTCTTATGGGTTGGAAAACAATAGCCAATTTACCTGAAGGATACGAATTAGTACATCCTAAAACAATTGAAAGACAAGAAAAACAGAATAAATTTTATGAAACAATTTAAAGTAGGAGTTATCGGAAATGGTTTTGTAGGTGAGTCTCAAGCATATGCTTTTTCACCTGTAGCTGATGTTAAAATATTTGATATTAATCCTGTTAAAGCAACTCATACATTACTTGAAGTATTATCTCAAGATTTTATATTTGTAGCGTTACCAACACCAATGAAAGAAAATGGTGAACAAGATAATTCATATATTGAAAATTTCTTTAGTAACATTGGTCTATATAATACAAACGCTATTTTTATTTTAAAATCAACTGTATTACCAGGTACAACAAAATTACTAAATGAAAAATATAATTTTAATATAGTGTTTTGTCCTGAGTTTTTAACTGAGAAGACAGCTAAACTAGATATGTTGACTCAATCTAGAGTAGTAATTGGAGGTGATAAACAACATACTGAAAAAGTATTAGAGTTATTTAAAGCTCGTTTTGGACAGAAACATTATATACTAACTGATACTACAACAGCAGAATTTATTAAATATATGGCTAATACATTTTTAGCTGTTAAAGTATCTGTTGTAAATGAGTTCTATAGAATGTCTAAAGTATTAGGGGTAAATTGGAGTGATGCTTTAGAAGGATTTGTATCTGATCCTCGTATTGGTAATTCACATACTAATGTTCCTGGTCATGATGGTAAATTAGGATTTGGAGGAACATGTTTTCCTAAAGATATTAATGCGTTAATTACAATGGGTAAAGAATTAGGTGTTGATATGAATACACTTGAGGCAGCTTGGAAAACTAATTTAGAAGTTAGACCAGAACAAGACTGGAAGCAATTGGTTGGTAGAGCAATTACTCCAACTCCAACACCACATCAAAAATAATATAATGGTTATCTATGTTGATATAGATGAGACAATTTGTTTTTATGATAAAGAAAGAGAATATTCTTTAGCTAAACCAAACTCAGAAAATATCAATAAAATAAATAAACTATATGATGAAGGACATCATATAACTTATTGGACCGCTAGAGGTAGTGTCACTAAAATTGATTATTATAATATTACTAAACAACAATTAGATGAATGGGGATGTAAATATCATGAATTAAGTGTTGGTGTTAAACCTCCTTATGATCTATTAATATGTGATAAAACAAAACGAATAGAAGAAATATAATATGTTTGTAAAAAATAATAATGAAGTTTATTTTATAGCTGAAGTAGGACAAAATCATAATGGTGATGTTGATATAGCTAAAAAATTAATTGATCAACTTAATCAATATCCATATGATGAAATAAGTGGAGATAGATTAAATAAGGTTAATGCTATTAAATTAACTAAAAGAGATTTAGATGAGGAATTATCTAAAGATGGAATGTTAGCTCCATATACTGGCAAACATTCATTTGGTAAAACATATGGTGAACATAGAGCATATTTAGAATTAAGTTATGAACAACATGCTGAGTTAGGCAAGTATATTAAAAGTTTAGGTTTTGATTTTATTGAAACATTATGTTCACTTAAGACTTTAAAATTACTAGATATAGCTCCTGTTGATAAAATAAAAGTAGCATCTAGAGATTTAACTAATATACCTTTAATTGAAGCTATAGCCAAAACCAAATTACCAGTTATTCTATCTACAGGTATGGCTGGTGAAAATGAATTAGAAACTGTATTAGAAATATTTGATAAAAATAGCAGTTATGACATTTCAATACTACATTGTTTATCTCAATACCCAGCTGAGTTTACTAGACTAAATTTAAATACTATAAAGTA